GTTTCATATACCCCTCAGAAAACGCAGTGCATTTTCGCAGCTTTTTGATTAGCCTGTCAGCTCCTTTGTAACAAATCGATTACAATTGTCCAAATAGCATTGTTAAAATGCACAAAAGTAAAGTTGAAAAATTGGCTAAACCTCCATAATTTATTACAGAGGGCATAAAAATGTGAAAAAAGACTTGAAATTATGCCGAGAATATTGTATATTTTTATTAACGGAAACGTTTGAAATAAGTTTTCACGGAAAACATCAAGCGTAAACGTTTAAAATCTACGGAAAGGCGGAAATATCATTGGTTTCCTTAAAAGACATTTCCGTTCGCTGCGGAGTATCCGTCGCAACCGTAAGCAAAGCCCTCAACGGCCATAAGGACGTAAGCGAGGCAACAAGAGAAAGACTTATGAAAGCCGCCAAAGAAATGGGCTACTTCCCAAATTCTCAGGCAAGAGCTTTAAAGACCAACAGGACCTATAATCTCGGGGTCATGTATCTCGACGAAGCAGGAAGCGGTCTTACCCATGAGTTTTTCGCAAAGGTGCTTGACAGCTTTAAGGCTACGGCTGAAGCAGCAGGATATGATATAACCTTTATAAATAGAGATGTGGGCAAGCAGAAAATGTCTACATACGAACATTGCAAATACCGCAATGTTGACGGTGTTATCATTGCCTGTACGGATTTTACGTCGCAGGACGTGTACGAGGTGATAAACGGAGATATACCAGTGGTCACGATCGACCACATCTTCGATTGCAGAACAGCGATCATGTCCAATAATGAAAAAGGTATGGAAGAGCTTATCAACTATGTGACGAAGATGGGGCATAGGAAGATCGCTTTTATCCAGGGCAACAGATCGGCAGTAGCCGAAAGACGTCTGGCAGGCTTCTATAAAGCTTGTATGACAAGAGGAATTTCAGTTGATCCCGATTGGATACTTAACGGTGATTATCACAACCCTGATCTGACTTATAAGCTGACAAAAGAACTTCTTAGCAGAGAGAACAAACCGACCTGCGTTTTCATGCCCGATGATTATTCAGCAATGGGAGCTTTCAATGCAGTCAAGGAAATGGGTCTTTCAGTACCGGAGGATATCTCGATAGTGGGCTACGACGGAATAGCTTATTCACAGCTTCTCTCTCCAAAGCTTACGACTTATCTTCAGGACACAGACCTTATCGGTGTAACAGCAGCAAAACAGCTGGTTTCACTGATAGAAAACCCACAGACCACCTTTAAAGAGGTGATAACAGTCGACGGAAAGCTGCTGGAAGGCGGCTCGGTAAGCGACATCAACTAACAAACGGCATTAATTTTCCGCAGAAATGCTGCGGAGCAAATCAAATAAACTAATGCGATTTTAAGGAGGAAAATTATTATGGCAAATCTTAAGAAAGTACTTGCAGGTTCTTTGAGCCTCTGTCTGGCAGCTTCAATGTTCACAGCTTGCGGCAGCACAGATTCATCTTCAACATCTGACAAGAATGGCGGCAGCACATCAAAGGCTGGCGATGGCACAGGTATCAACAAAGATGCAGACAGACAGGATACTTCAAAGCTTCACGGTGTAGATTCATCAGAGGATTCAAAGAAGACTCTTACAATTTACTGCTGGAACACAGAGTTCAAGTCAAGACTTGATAAGTACTATCCACAGGGCACATCAAACGAGCTTACATACAACGAGCTTGCTGATGGTTCTAAGGAGATCGCAACGATCAACGGCGTTAAGCTGAACTGGGTACAGGTTGAAAACGAAGGTAACGCTTACCAGACAAAGCTGGACGAGGCTCTTAAGGGTCAGCAGGACAGCACAGAGAAGGTAGATATGTTTCTTATGGAAGCTGACTACGCTCTGAAATATGCTAACGGCGACGTTGCACTTTCTATTCAGGACCTCGGCATCACAGACGACGATATGTCACAGATGTATCAGTACACAAAGGACGTTGCAACAGATACAAAGACAGGCGAGCTGAAGGGTGTATCATGGCAGGCAACTCCAGGTCTGTTCCTCTACAACACAAAGATCGCTGAGGACGTTCTCGGCACAAGCGATCCAGAGAAGGTTCAGGAAGCTGTTAAGGATTGGGATACATTCACAGCAACAGCTCAGAAGATGGCTGACAAGGGCTACAAGATGGTATCTGGTTTCGATGATACATACAGATGCTTCTCAAACAATATGTCTAGCCCATGGGTAACAGACAACAAGATCACAGTTGACCCACAGATCAAGGCTTGGGCTGACCAGACTAAGGAATACACAGACAAGGGCTACAACAACAAGACTTCCCTTTGGGACGATGCTTGGGCTGCTGGCCAGAAGATCGACGGCGGCGTATTCGGATACTTCTTCTCAACATGGGGCATTCCTTTCACACTTCTTCCAAACACAGTTGACGAAGAGATCAAGGCTGATGGTTCAAACGCTAAGGAAGGCAACGGCGGTTATGGTCTCTGGAAGGCTTGCTCAGGCCCACAGGCTTACTACTGGGGCGGTACATGGATCTGCGGCGCTATCGACTCCGATAACCAGGATATCGTTGCTGATATCATGAAGGTAATGACTTGCAACAAGGACGTAGCTAAGGCTATCACTGAGGGCGAGCAGGACTACACAAACAACAAGGCTGCTATCAAGGAGCTTATCGACGGCGGTTATACAAACGCATTCCTCGGCGGTCAGGATCACCTTGCACTTCTTACAGAGGCTGCTGACAAGATCTCCCTCGAGAACAAGCTTTCTGCTTATGACCAGGGCTGCAACGAGAAATTCCAGAGCGCTATGAAGGACTACTTCCTCGGCACAGTTGATTCATACGAGGCTGCTCTTGAGAACTTCAAGAAGAACATCACAGACCTCTATGGTAACCTTACTTGCGATTTCTAATCGTATAAAAAACAGTATCTAAATTAAATATAGGGGGTGGAGGATATCCCCCCCTATTATTTATTAATCTCACGAAAGGAATAGGTATACTTATATGAAGAGAAAAAGCATAAGCTATGCCAAGTGGGGATATATTTTTCTTATCCCATTCTTTGTAGTTTACATCATCTTCTCACTATATCCTCTGTTCCAGACTTTCTATTACAGCTTTACTGACTATGTTAAGGATCAGGGCTCTATCGGCGGTGGTTGGACAAGACAGGCTGTCGAAGTAACACCGACATTCTGCGGTTTTGACAACTACTCAACGATCTTCACATCAGGAAGTGATCTGCTTCAGTCATTCTGGAATACGATCATCATGTGGATCATAGGATTTATCCCACAGATCGTTATCTCTCTTATCCTTGCAGTATGGTTCACCGACCTTCGTCTTAAGATAAAGGCTCAGGGATTCTTCAAGGCTGTTATCTATCTTCCAAACGTAATCATGGCATCTGCTTTTGCATTTCTGTTCTACAGCTTGTTCAGCAGAGGCGGCGCTATCTATGATCTTATCAAGGTACCACTCCTTGAAAGCGTTTGGGGATCAAGAGGTGTAGTTGGACTCATCAACTTCATACTTTGGTATGGTAATACAACAATTCTTCTTATGGCTGCTATCATGGGTGTTGATACATCACTCTATGAGTCAGCACAGATCGACGGTGCAACTTCCAGCCAGACATTCTGGAAGATCACAATTCCGCTCATCAAGCCTATCATGTCATATGTTCTCGTAACATCACTCATCGGTGGACTTCAGATGTACGACGTACCTGCCCTCCTCACAAAGGATAATGGTAACCCTAACGGAAAACTTAAGACCGTCGTAATGATAATCCAGGCAAATAAGCAGGGCGACATCGGTAAGGCGTCTGCACTCTGCGTAATAATCTTTATCGTTTCCGCTGTTATCGGACTTGCACTTATGTTTGCGTCTGCTGACCATGACGGAAAGAAGAAAAAGAAGAAAAGGGGGTAAGCTGAAATGCCAAGAAGTACTGAAATAGTTGGTGAAAAGACAAATAGTACTGGTCTTATCATACATAGGATAATAGCTTATGTTGTCCTTGTTCTTTTGGTCGTTGTTTCACTTTTCCCATTCTATCTTTTGATAATCAACGCAACACGAGGCAGATCACAGGCAGGTATCAGATGGTATCCTGACCACTTCCTCGCAACAAACTTCAAGAACCTTTTCAGCGGTTCAACAGCCGTAGCATACGGAAGCGTATGGCGTTCACTGGCTAACTCACTGTTCATATCAGCTTGTGCTTCATTGCTCAGCGTATACTTCTCAGCACTGACAGCATATGCAACACACGTTTACCAGTTCAAGCTGAGAAAGTTCGCAGATATGTTCATTCTCATCGTAATGATGGTTCCAACACAGGCTTCAGCTATCGGTTTCTACCAGTTCATGAACAAACTTGGCTGGACAGATACTTATATTCCGCTGATAATTCCTGCTGTCGCAGCACCAGCTACATACTACTTCATGAAGCAGTATATGGCATCTGCACTTCCGCTTGAGATCGTAGAAGCCGCCCGTATCGACGGCTGCGGAGAGTTCAAGACCTTCAACAAGATCGTTACTCCTATCCTCAAGCCTGCATTTGCAGTTCAGATCATCTTTACATTCGTAACAAACTGGAACAACTACTTTATGCCAAGACTTATTCTTACATCAAAGAGTAAGTACACAATCCCTCTGGTACTCAACGCAATGCGTTATGCAGGACCACAGGAGAAGGACGTGGGAATGTTCAGCTTGTACATCGTACTTGCTATCCTCCCTGTAGTAATTGTTTACCTTTGTCTTTCAAAGTTCATCATTCGTGGTGTTGCTCTGGGAAGCGTAAAGGGTTAATACGAAGCTTCAAACAGCGTACAGTTTTTCTGTACGCTGTTTTTTTGCCCTATTCATTCCTTACTTCTCTTTCCTATTCACATAAAAGCTTCGTTTGCATACCTTTGCTATTGACCGTTATCTCCATTCTGCTCACTCTTTTCCCATTTACGCCATATCCATTACAAATTATTTTATCCGTGATATCCTCACCGCAATACCCCTCATATGTGATATGCTCCACCAAATACTCCCTCTCTGCAAACTCTATCCTATCTTTAAGCCCGACAGCTACATTATTGAGCCACTGCTTATCAAGACCATAATACTTCTCCCTCGTGATACCATGTGGTATAGTTTTACCGCTTGAAAAGCTATATCCATACTCCCCGTCCACGTTTTTCATATATATCTTCGACAGCATCGATCTCGTATCAAGCTGTTTGCCATATTCAATAATACGCTGAGTACCGATATTCACCGAAAGGATACTCAGCGACACATTGACCTGCCTGTCCCCTCTGATATATGCACGCCTGCCGTAAGCCTTGACCGCGTATACGCCGATAGCCTCCCACAGTGTAGACTTCTCTTTGATGTTCACATAGTTCACAGTGTCAGTTCCACTCTCGTATGTTATCTCACTTGAGGGGCTGTAGCTCTTCATAATATCCGTCAAACTCACCTTAGACCATACCCCGGGTTCAGGCTCGTTCTGCCCCAGCATAAGTGTTATCCCACGGCTTATAAGTTCAAGAACAGTTTTTCCACATCTCACCCTTGTTCTGATGTAATCCGCAGGACCGTAGTGCATACGCCTGCTGCCTATATAAAGTGCCACACGCCTGATGTTGTTAAGATTTATGCTGTTATTCAGAAGGACAGACGCTCTAAGTTCACTGTATGGCGTATAGCGGTCTTTCACAAGCCTTGCTGAAACAATGTTTCTATAGTCCAAATTGCCACTGCCAATAAGTTCAAACCTGATGTATATCTTCGCCATTATTCCGCCCCCCTAAGCTTTATCATAAGGCTTCCGATCATCCTGTCAGGCTTAAAATCCATTTCTATCTCTGAGAGTATGTATCCGCTGTATAAGACCCCGTCTGCCGTGAAATTGATCGCCTTTCCTCCGTTTTCGCTTAGAGCCGCCCAAGCGTAAACCTTGTCCGACGGAGCGATCCTGCCGCTGAACTGAAATATCTCCGCCGCCTTGCCTGAGATATTTCGCAAAATACCATTCACAGCCTTTGTTTCCTCCTGAATGTAACCTCCGCTTCGCTTAACTCCGTCCATGTAAAATGAACGTGTGCCGATGTCAAGCTTTATCTTTCCCTTTTTACTCACTTATATCCTCCTCACTGCAAATGCCGATACTAAGCTCTGCCTGCCTTTCGAGCCTGTGAAGGGGCAATGTCTGAACTGCGCTTCCAAGCTTTGCGCTCTTTACATTCAGAACCTCGCTTTTTGCAAGCTCCGCCATAACGCTTTCACACTTTTCCTGAAGCTCTTCCATGTCATCGTATTTTCCTGCCTTGCCCATGAGCCGCAGGTCGATATGACATATATACTCAGTGTAAAGCTTTTTGCCGCCCTGCCCAATGACTTCATCGACCACATCATAGCCTTTAAGTCCATAGAAGCCAATTGCTTCTCCACTGTGCAATAGACTGTCAGCCGAAGTGTATTCGCCCATTGCAGTAAAGCCTGCTCCGTCAAGTATCTTTTTTATCTCTGCCGCCATTTCTGTCCAGACTGTCATGGCTCGTCCTCCTTCCTAATATGCGATAACGGCATTGAATACAAAGCCGTCCTTTGAGAAAAATCTTTCCGCCCTTGAAACTGCGCTGTCACGAAGCTCTCTTGCCGCCTTTATCCTGTTCTCTTCGTCAAAAGCCTCCACCGCCTTGCCCTGTGCCGTAAACATGACCTTGTATTCAGCGGCTTTCAGACAAATAAATCTGTAAAATACCTCCGCTGCCGCCGCAAATTCGCATATAGCCGTCCCGCCCTCAGCGACCATTCGCTCCTGGTCAACAGCCTTTTCCATTTCGTCAGCACACACCGTTATAAGCCCTGCATACACCTCAGCCGACGTGCTGTCAAGTCCGCTTAGCTCCATGAAATTGCTCTTTACATTGTCTTTGCTTATTGCCATTTTCCTGCTCCTTTCAAAAAAAATATACCCGCCCACCATCCCTTTTTTTCATTATCCTCTCAGCTTACTTTGTAGTTTTCAGCGTCTTTACAGCGCCGCTCGTAAGTACAGAGAAACCTGCAAGCACTGAGCAAACGATCTCGTTGCACTGATTAGTAATAAGCTTATCGTAGTCCACGATAACATCTCCTCCAAGCACCATTTCAACAGCACTGCTCTGGTCGATGCCCACCGCAATACCGCCTGTGAGCTGAGGGCATTTTACAAGCGTTACACCATATGGCGTCTGAACTGTGCCGCCTGCCATATAGTCGCCAATGCAGTATTTCATCTCGTCCATAGCAAGGATCTTAGCCATAACATCAGGAGTACAGATCATGGTCGTCATGTTAAACTCGCCCATGGAAGCCCAAAAAGCCGCCAGATCAGCGTAAGTAAGCTCACTGCCAATAAGAGTCTGAGCTGTAATACCTCTTGTTATCTCAGTCATAGCAAAGCTGTTCACATCTCTGCTTATGGTCGCTCCAAGGTTTCTCAGCACCACGCCGAAAGCTTCAAGCTTCTGCTTCCTTACAGACTCAAAAGAACAGTTAAGACGTCTTGCAAACTTTGTAAGAGTCTTACTGGCGGTGCTAAGTCTGACAGTTGTCATAGGCACATTTCCACCCTCTGCCACAACGTCAGTTGAACCTGACTTTGTAACGTTCAGACCTCTGAAATCCACTCCGTCAGTGTATGAAACAGCCGCCGCTACCTTGCCCATGATAGAAGCCTCGTCCATGCCCTGCTTGACAGTGCGTCTTATGTACTCAGGAAAAAGCACTGCCGACTCAGTGGAAATGAAGAATTTCTCCACCCTGTCAGAATTTGCACCCTTTACCTTGATGTCAAAACGCTTGAGCTGTCTTTCAAAAGCGTCAAGACCTTTAAGCTCGGTGTTCTCATAGTTTGCGTCAGGATCAAGCTCAGCCAGCGCCTGTGTGAATGTCTTGCCTGTGATAGAATAAAGTCCCTTTTCAAGTTTGATATTGTTGTACATATTATTTTCTCCTTTTCGATAATTAAAGTTGTCCGATTTTTTGTACTGATTTTCGTATCATCGAAAACCATTCGTGTTTTCGGGTGAACACTGTTCGCCCCTACAGTGATGATATCACATTCTGGCATTTAAGCCCCTATCTCCACATTGTCATCGCCCCCTTTCACATCTGTCCCTTACATCTTGTAATCCCCCGTGATAAAGCTCTCCCTTTCGGCTTTGTAGACCTCCTCATTCTCAGCCGCCTGCTTTTCAAGCCTGCCACGGAAGTCGATAAGCTCCGTAACTGTCATAAGCTCCGCAAGTTCTTTCACACGCTTTGCACTCATAAAAGGCTTGCAGAAATAGCTGAGCCTTAAAACGTCCTTTTCAAAAGCTTCCCTCGCAAGGGCAAGCTCATAGCTCTTGTCGGTGCTTTCCTGCTTCTCCCTTAAAGCAAAACGCTTCGTTACCCCTGCATTCACCTGTGCAGGCACTGCCACGAACGACCACTCGTAAGCGTCAAGCGGCTCGTCAAGAATGTGATAACACAGCTTACCGCCGTATTCACCGCCCTTTTCATGGTCACAGCCGCCCTTGTACATATCCGCTCCGCATACAGAGCAAAGCTTCTTTCCCATGGTGCAGCTAACGGATACCTCTTTCTTTATTCCGCCCTGGATCTCGCTTATAAGGTCGCCGTTAGAAGCAGTTCGCACCATGTAAGCCTTTGCCATAAGCCTGCGGTAGACCTCTCCGTCTGTCGTAGTTTTCTCAGGCAGAGTTTCCACCCAAGTGTCGAATATTCTGGCAGTCTGCTTTGAGCTTTTAGGGTCATGGTCGAAAATACCCGTTCTGCCCTTAAAAAGCTCCGCAAGCTTCTCCAAAGCGCCTGATGAAAACTTTTCACCATCTCTGTCAATGTCATTGTCACAAAGCGCCACCCTGAAAACAAAGACCTTGTCCTCCGTGAGCGGCTCTCTCGCATAGCCGTTTATCTTTTCAAGCTCCTCGCCTGATACTGTTTCGCTCATTGCATTTCCTCCTTTTTTCTCTCATTCTCTACCCTTTCGTTTTCAAGCTCCGCCGCCTTAGCCTGTGCATTGTAAAGTCTTGACTTCGCCAACGCTTCCTCGTCCTGAAGATTTATGTTGTCCCACTCTATCTCCACCCCGCAAGCATATCCGTTAAGCCTTAAAAACGCCTCGCATATCTCTCTGAGTATAGGTTCAAGCAGTCTGCGGTAATATTCAAGCTCGCTTGTGAGGATATCCGATTGCTGTGCAGACATTCTCTCGGTGGTTGACCAGTTCAGCCCAAGCAAAAACGGTGGTATTGAAAGCTTCGCTACAAGCTGTTCCATAAGCTGTCTGACAGGTATCTCCGTGTCTATCATCTGATTGTCAGCGCCTATGACCTTTATGTCCACATCACCCACAGCCACAAAATCCTGCACCGAGCCGTTTCGTGAAGCCCTCATTCCTCTGCTCCATTCCTGAGCTATCTGCTCTGCACGCTCCTTGGCTCTCGCCCTGTCGCTCTCCCCCTCAGGGTGATAAGTCACCGCATATCGCACATTTCCTACCCTGTCGAAGTTCTGCCCCATGCACTCGTAAATTCGCATAAGTATCTCGCTCAGCGCAGGCAATCCACGGAGTATGGACACCCCGTCAGGGTGCTTAGGACTAGGATTGAGCGCCGTGTAAAGCAGTTTTTCAGGACTTCTTACCGGTATCTCCTCACCGCTTCCCATGTAAAAAATACGTTTTTCAAAAGCGTTTCTGCCCTCACGCACTCTGTACAAAGTCGGGTCGCCAACATATATCCCCTTTACCTTTCCAGTCCTGTAATCTGCATATATCCTGCCTATCGCCTTGCCATATGTAAGCAGTGAATCCAGATACATATCCGCAAAAGTGTAAATGGACTTTCCCGACACCCCCACGGAAACCTCTCTGCAAAACCTGTCAAGCTCCACCTGCGCCCTCTCGTCACAAGCCGTGACCTTAAAGCCCCCTGTGAGCCTTATTATCTTACCGAAGCAAGCGTCAATAACAGGAACGTTCGCCCTGAGTGCGTCATAAAGCTCCTGCTGAAAAATCCCCTCAGGCGCAAGCCTGTAATGAAACCCCGACTCTCTGTCAGAGCCTGCCGTGTTCGGCACAAATTCACGGACCTTCTTTCTGAAAATACTCATTTTCTCTCCTTTCTTTCTGTACACTTTTTTGTACTAATGTTCAACTGTCAGTACAAAAAAGTCGTCCCTTTCACGTCCCAGACATTCTGCCGCAAAGTATCTCATATCGTCCATGGCGTGATCGTTCTCTTTCACAGGTACGTCCTTTCCTGCCTTATCGTCCCAGCGGTAAAGACTTATCTCACGAAGCGTATCACGACACCTGCGGTTTATCCTTATCCTGCCGTCCTTTATGCAGTCCGACACAAGCCTGATACCCGAAACAACGTCGTTCTTTGCAGGCTGGACAGTGAATTTTCCATGCCTGCGTATGCACTGTATAAACGAAGCCGCCGAAGGGTCGCAAATGACCTTTTCGATACAAAGCCCGTCGGCAAGCTCTTCAAGCCCCTTGTAATGCTCCTCGTCAGTTTTCTGCATACCTTCACGGCGAGAATCATAGTAATACTCTCTGAGCCTGTACCATACTCCACCACTCTCGCCCCAAAGCCCGAAGCTTGAAGGATTTACAGTGCCATAATCACAGCTTATAACATACCGCTCGCACTGTATATCCCCCTCAAAGACGTTTTTCTCCTCGTCGAACATAGGGTAAACAAGCCCCTCTGCCGCCGTCCATTTGCCAAGAACAAAACGCTCGTAAAACGTCCCCGTATATATCCTGTGATAGCGTTCTATCACCGCCCGGTCAAGGG